AATGGTTCCGCAAGGAGCGGTAGTTAATCACTACCTCAACGACACGGATGCATGGTTTATCAAAACCGACGCACCGAACGGTTTTAAATTCTTTAACCGTTCTCCAATCAAAACTGCTATGGAAGGAGATTTTGATACTGGAAACATGCGTTTCAAAGCTCGTGAGCGTTATTCTTTTGGCGTCTCTGACTGGCGCTGTGTGCTAGGAACTGCTGGCGCAGCATAAGGATAACAATCCAATATAATAAAAGGCGGCTGTTGCCGCCTTTTATTTTTTAAGCTATAGTTAAAGCCTTAATATCCGGGAATATCCGATTTATTAAACCGCCCCGGCGGACGCATACACGATTAATAAATCAAAACTTTGTATGAGGAAATTTTTATGGCTAATTCAACTTTTTCAGGCCCAGTTCGTTCTGAGGGCGGCTTTAATGTAATTAATAAAGCTAGTGCTACTGGCACTATTACTGAAGCAGGTTTTTCAGTTAATTCAACAGGCCAACTAATATCATTAGGTTCTAGAAAAATTCAAACTTTTGTTGGTTCTTTAGCAGGTACTGATACTGGTACTGCTTACGCTGATAATGAAGTTCTAGTCGAACTAGGAACATTAAACACTGATGCACCTGATGGCTTGGTTACACCGACCAAATTTTTTATTCACAGAGCATTAATTGGTATTACAACTGCGGCAGGTCAAACACTTGTTGGTAATCTTCAATTAAGCACTACTAGTGGAACAGCAACAAACGCTGCTGTTACCGCAGGTACTGAAATTGTAGGTGCGGGTGTAACATCTTTTAATGAACAATTAAGTGCTACACAGTCTGTTGCTGAAATAGATATAAACTACAATGATACTGCTGGAAATTATCACATATTTGTTCCAAATGTTACCGCGGCTATAGCAAGAAAACATCTTTATGCCTGTACAACTACAGCTTTAAATGCGGATGCTACCGCAGGTCGTTTTACTGTTGAGCTAGAATATTCAGTATATTAAATAGGAGATAGAATATGTCGGGTTCAGATGTAAAATCTATCTTAATTACAGCAGACGCGAACGCGGCTGACGCTGATTCTATTTTAGAAGCAGCGCGACCAAATACATCTGCTACTTTAGATGGAACAGATACAGATGGCGGTGTGGCTACTTTTACTGGTGGTCAAATAGTTACAGCTACTACTGCTGGAACAAGTGATAGTGGTAAAACTGTTACTATTACCGGAACTGATGTAAATGGCGACGCTCAGACTGAAGTAATTACACATACTGGATCAGCAGAAACTGTTAATGGGGCTAAGTTCTTCAAAACAGTAACAGCGGCAGAGTGGTCTGCTCAACCTGCTGGCAATGTAACACTTGGTCATCTTGGAACAACGGTTAAAGCTGTTGTTTTTAAAGGTAGAGCAAGAATAAAAGGTGTTATGGTAGTAAACTCAGCTACAGCGGGTACTCTTGATTTTTTGCAAACTTCAACAACTGGAACAAGCAAAATGCAGTTCAGAAGTATTGCAGATGATGAAACTTCACGGGATATAACTATTCCTGAAGAAGGTATTTTGTTTGAAGATGGGGCGTATTTATCATATACGTTAGCTACTTTTGCTTTTATGACTGTATTTTATGCATAGTTAAATTCCCGCCTTAATTAAGGTGGGAATTATTAGGAAAAATAATGGCTACTTCATCAAGCACTAATTTTGAATTAGATGTCGCGGATTACATAGAAGAAGCTTTTGAGCGTTGTGGCTTAGAAGTTAGAACAGGATATGACCTAAAAACAGCAAAAAGATCATTAAACTTAATGCTGGCAGAGTGGTCAAATCGTGGTTTGAATCAATGGACTATTCAGCAGACGTCTATCACAATGGCTTCTGGTATTGCGGAATATCCAGCGGGTACTCTAACTATGACCGTGGGGGCGAGCGGCTCTTTTTCTGTCGGTGAAACAATAACTGGTGGTACTAGCGGCGATACAGCATCTATAACAAGTTTGCCTAGTGCTACTACTATGGCAATTACAATACCTAGTGGAACCTTTACCGCAACTGAAACAATAACTGGCGGAACAAGCTCTGCAACTACTACCGTTTCAGCAGTAGTTGACCTAACTAACGTACAAAGCACTATAGATTTATTATCTGTAGTGGTTACACGAAGCTCTACTGATTTTTCTCTTAATAGAATTAGTAGAGATGATTACATATCTATACCAAATAAAGCCACAACAGGAAGACCTTCTCAATTTTTTGTAGATAGACAAGTAACTCCTATTCTTAAAGTTTGGCCTGTTCCTGATAAAAATACGGATATTGTTAAGTTTGATAGGTTAACTAGAATGGATGACGCTGATACTTATATTAACACAGCAGATTTACCTTTCAGGTTTTATCCTTGTTTAGTTGCAGGATTAGCTTATTACATATCTGTTAAGAGAGCTCCTGATAGAATTCAATTTCTTAAAGGTATTTATGAAGAAGAATTTAATAGAGCCATGACAGAAGATAGAGACAGGGCATCATTTTTGGTTGTTCCAGCGCAGTCTTTTTTAGGTAATTTATAATGCCTAAGTTTGCTTCCGGAAAAAATGCTTTTGGTATATCTGATAGGTCAGGATTTAGATATAGATATAAAGATATGAAAAAAGAATGGACTGGCGCTTTAGTTGGTAAAGATGAGTTTGAAACTAAACACCCTCAATTAGAATCTACATCAAAAGCTGATGACTCCCAAGCCTTAAAAAATGCAAGGCCGGAACAAAATCTTGTCCAGGAAAGAGCGATTCAACATGGGTTTAACCCCGTGGGTTTTGCGGCTATAGAGGGCTTATCGCCAGACAATTTACTTGCCCCATCCTGTCTGGTTGGAACAGTCAAAGTGGTGACAACATGAGCTTTACTTATACAGAATTAAAAACAGCTATTCAGGATTTTGCAGAAAATACAGAATCTAGCTTTGTTACGCATCTACCTGATTTTATTAAAAATGCTGAAGAAAAAATATTACAAAACGCGCAATTAACAGAATTTAGAAAAAACGCTTCTGGTACTTTAACTTCTTCAAGTGAGTTTTTACAGAAGCCTACAGATTTTTTGGCTCCATATTCTTTATCTATAACAAACAGCGGTAATAAAGAATTTTTATTATTTAAAGATGTGAATTTTATACAAGAAGTTCACCCAAACAGCACTACCACAGGTACGCCTAAATATTATGGCTTTTTTAATATAACTAATTTTATATTAGCCCCTACACCAGATGATAATTATGCTGCTGAATTTCATTATTTCTTTAGACCTACTAGCCTTACTGCAAGTACATTTACATTGACTGTAGCCTCTAGCGCAAGCTTTACTGTTGGGGAAACTATAACTGGTAGTACTAGTGGGGAATCCACTACTATTACTAGCAAACCTACTTCTACTACTATGCTTGTTCCTATACCTACAGGATCTTTTACTACTGGAGAAACAATAACTGGTGGTACTAGCGGCGCTACTACTACGATATCTTCTATAGGCGCAGATTCTACTTTAAGTTGGTTAAGCGAAAACGCTCCTTTAGCTATGTTATACGGCGCTTTAGTAGAGGCGTACGTGTACATGAAGGGAGAACAGGATATAATGCAATATTACGCTGGACAATTTAAAGATGCTATTTTAAGGCTTAAAAACTTTGGCGAAGCCAAAGAGGTTACTGAAGCAAATAGAGCAGGGCTTGTTAGGGTACCTAAAAGCTAATGTTTGATTTAAAATTAGATATACCAGAAGAGCCAATAGTTTCAGTTTTGACTACTCAAAACAGGGGGTTTACCCCTGAAGAAGTGTCAGAAAGATGTGCAGATAAATTAATGTCAATATCAGTTGATGCTAACCCTATTATAAGGGCTCAAGCAGAAGCTTATAAAGAAAATATGCGTAGGGTTGTTTGCTTTTATATAAAAGAAGCTATTAAAAGTGATAGAACTACAGTTTATAATGCGGTGAAAGACGCTGGTCAGCCTAAATTAGCGGAAGCAATAAGGAGAATGTGAAAATGGCAATAACTCAAGCAATGTGTACAAGTTTTAAGAAAGAGATACTGGAAGCAAAACATAATTTTTTAAATAGTGGTGGTAATACTTTTAAAATCCCATTATATACCAGTAGTGCTACACTTAGCGCAGCTACAACGGCTTATACTACCGATAATGAACACGCCTCGTCTGGCAACTATAGCGCCAAAGGGAATACTCTTACAAGAGTAAATCCTAGCACAAGTGGGACTACAGCATTAACTGATTTTGCTGATACTACTTGGGCTAGTTCTACTATTACTGCTCGTGGAGCTATGATCTTTAATGAAGATGTTTCTGGGGATACGTCAGTTCTTATTTTAGATTTTGGTGCGGATAAATCGAGTTCTTCTGGAGATTTTACAATACAATTTCCCGCAGCTTCATCTTCAACGGCTATAATTAGAATAGCCTAGCTTGTATGGCTAATATCACTGGTTGGGGCAGAAGTACTTGGTCTAGCGGGACTTGGGACGAACCAGTTCCTGTTATAGTAACAGGTGTAGCCGGAACTACGGGATTAGGTGATGAATCAATTTCGGTTGATTTATCTTTTGCCGTTACTGGTGTAGCTGGTACAACGGGGTTAGGCAATGAAACAGTAAATCTTGATTTTGTTGTCTCTGTTACCGGAATAGCTGGAACTGCAACACTAGGTGATGAGACAATAGTCCAAGGAACAGGACAAGATGTAACAGAAACAGGTCTTTCTGCCACAGGAAGTGTAGGAAGTGTAAACATTTGGAGTACTTTAAGCCCTTCTCAAACAGCGAGTTGGACAGAACTTACTCCGTCCCAAACGGCTAGTTGGGAAGAAATAGCAGCATAGGAGCAATAAAATGCCTAGTTCACATACAGCAAATACAGGAATTGAAAAACCCGCTACTGGAGAACAATCCGGTACGTGGGGGGATACTGTCAACACTAATTCAGATATTATTGATAGAGCCCTAAATGGCGTAGGGGCTATAACCTTATCTGGTACAACCCATACTTTAACCACTACTGACGGCACATTAACAGATGGCATGTTTAAATGCCTCGTTCTGGGTGGTTCTCCTAGTGGAGCAAACACTATAACAGTAGCCCCGAATACAGCAGATAAAATTTATTTTGTTATAAATAATTCTGGGGAAAATGCTATTTTTAGCCAAGGAAGTGGGGCAAATGTCACTATAGCAACTGGTGATACCTCTATCATAGTTTGTGATGGGGCGGGTAGCGGTGCTGCGGTAACTGATATAACAGCTAATCTTGCTTCCTCTTCTGTTAAAATAACAGGAGGCTCTATTACTGGTATAACCGACTTAGTAGTAGCTGATGGCGGAACTGGGGCTAGTACATTTACAGATGGCGGGGTCTTATTTGGATCTGGTACTGACCCAATTACCGCAACAGCGGTCTTGACTGATGGACAGATGATCGTCGGTGACAATAGTGGAGACCCTTCGCTTGAGAGTGGAGCCACACTTAGAACTTCTATTGGTGTAGCAATAGGAAGTGACGTTCAGGCTTTCGATTCGGACACGGCTAAGACTGACGTAGCCCAAACATTTACAGCAGCGCAACGTGGTACAGTAACAGATATAGGTAGTCAAAGTACTACAGTTACAGTTAATTTAGATACTTCTAATAATCATAAAGTTACATTAACAGGTAACGCTGCCTTTGCATCGCCTACTGGGTTAGACTCAGATGCCATTGGACAAAGTGGAAGTATATTTATAACACAAGATGGTACAGGCTCAAGAGTTCCAACATTCCATGCAGCATTTGATTTTATCGGAGGAACAGTACCTACATTCACTACAACAGTATCAGCCGTAGATAGGCTCGATTACATTGTAGTTAGTGATACAAGACTTCAATGCGTTGCAACTCTAGCGTACTCATAATATGCCAATATTTGGAAGCAATATTCTAGCAGGTTCAAGTGGTCAATCCACAGGTGTTGACGTTGGTACTTACACAGGGAAAAGTTTAGTCTTTGATTCTGCAAGTTCCCAGTATTTAAGTTATACACCAGCAGGTGCAGGTAATCGTAGAACATTTACCTTTAGTGCTTGGCTTAAAATATGTAAAAACTTTGATTCTACAGGGTTTACTGTTTTTAGTGGTGGTACTAGCGCATCTGGTGAGCAAGGTGAGTTTGTCATTAAGTTTGATCATGGTGGTGCTGATGGGCAACTTCAAATTCAAACAGGCGCAACTGTCTTATTAGAAACAACTCAGGTTTTTAGAGACCCTAGTGCTTGGGGGCATCTTGTTGTAGCTGTTGATACTACAAATGATGTAGCAAATGATAGAGTGCGTGTATATTGGAATGGTGCTGAGATAACAGCTTTTGATACTAGAAATAATCCCGCAGAAGATTTAGAACTTGCTGTTAATAATACTGTTGAACATAATATTGGTAATTTTGCAAGACTAGATTCTCAATATTTTGATGGATATATGGCAGCCTTAAATGTTATTGACGGATCATCTCTTGCTCCGACAAGTTTCGGTGAGACAAGTGCTGACACAGGTGCTTGGATAGCCTCTGATACAA